ATCGCATTAAGCCCAATAGATTGATCCAAAGCTTTAACTGTGTTCCCATCGACTTCGCTAATTAATTGATCTCCCATTCGCCACAGATCAGCGAGTCGGGCTTGCAACTCGACTGCGAACTGTCTCTGTTCTGGGGGAAGAGTAATTTCTTTGATGTCAAAAAATCGGGCGATAACTTCCTTGCCGGTGAAATCGTGGCAAGTGCAAGAAAACTCCCCGACGTGGGAAACCACAAACCAGCCGCTTTTCCCTTTGACGGACACCACCTGTAACAATCGAAAAGGATTGACAACAGCATCGCGACTCTTGAATTCTTTGACCGCTTCCTTGACTAGCGCTTCGGTGGGAACCTTGCCGTTAGCTTTATCTACGGCAGTTTTCCAAACCGCTGCCCGATCTTCGGGGTCGAGAGAAGTCAAAGGACGGACTTGTTTCTCAGACGTGGGTAGTGTGCCAGTTAGTGTGACACTCTCTGTACCTTTGGTACACAGTTCCTCATAAGATTCAATTAAGCCTTGTACAACTTCGGCAGCCGCTATCTGTTTGTAAGCATAATTAGCTTTCCATCCAAATCGGTCAGCGACGTAATCATTCCAGTTATGCCAACGATCGCGGTAAAGTCGAGAATCGCGTAACTCTTTTAAGGCAGTTCCAGCCTCGTAAAAGCTACGCTCTACCTTCCGTTCTAAATGGTGACGACGTTGCATTTCGTCGTCAGTAAGGCTTTCAATTCCCGATCCAACGCTTTGCTGGCCCGTTTCGACCAATGTTGTCCCAGGTAGTTCGTCTGAATTGATTCGCTCATCACCATCAAGACTAATTTCCGTAAAATCAATATCAATTCCAGTTGAAAAAGCATCATTTCCATTGGATACCTCCCAGTAATCACCTTTTTGAATAATTTCGCCTTTTAAAGCCATTTGTTTTAAAATGGCTTTAGTTTGAAGTGAATCGCAATCTAGCTCTATCGCTATCTCCATAGCTTCCATTTTTTGGTCTGCCAAGAGATTCAATATTTGCTGTGGCTTGGGAACCCGAACCATAACAGGGCGGTAATGGTAGGGCATATCGGGAACGGGTTCGATCGCTCGTTTCCGAATTAAAATATTTAATTGCGATCGAAGTTCGGAGAGATTTAAGCCAGTGGCTACTGCTAGGGCAGTCTCTCCTATTCCTTGCTCTGGAATACAATCAAGAATTGTCATCTTTACCTCTTTTTTTCAATGAATGCCGTCGGCGTTTCATTTGTAAGGTTTCAAAATTCTCAAAAGTTAATCGAGTCTTTTGAAGCCATTCAGTTTGATATTTTTTGGTGTATTTTTCCTCCGATGTTTTTTGAGGTTCCTGTTTTTGTTCAGTACACCGAACAAAAACGCAGTCATCAAAGTTTTGCTTAATAGTTAAGTAAGTTGTTTTCAGGGTTAAACAGGTTTGTTTAGTGCGGCCAGCAATTGGTTTAATTGCAATTACTGACCACCACCGTTGACAGAAATAAATCAAATCACCAACCACTAAGTCAGGGATTTTTTTATGCATCCTCTTTAAGTTGGTAATAAACTTCAAGGGGATAGTGAGCGATGGAAATTAATCCATCTCTTAGGTACGGAAGCAGCAAATGCCGCACTGTGTTTGCGTCAATTTGGAATTCTGTGGCGATTTCTTCTGCCGATACCTTACGGTATCGGTGCATAGCCAGATAGTCCATAATTGCTACTTCCAATTTGACCCGTTTCCAGGCAGTGTTAACGTATCGATTAGGCATTTCCTGATAATGCTCCTATTGGGGTAATAAAAAAAACAAAGGAACTTCAAGCATTTGAAAGCCAAAATCAACCACCGCTTTATCTCCACTAACGGAGATGATTTCGCCAATAATCTTGACTTGATCCAAATCTTCAATATTTTCAAAAGTTGTTTGGTTTGTTTCCATGAAAACAATTGCTGCGTTTACTTTTTGCATTTTTGCCTCCTATTGGGGTAATACAAAAGACCAGGGAATTTCGATAACTTGACCGCAATCCAAACGAATTACAGCCAAGTTATCACCAACTTTTGCAGTAATTTCGCCAGTGATTTTGATCCGATCGCCTGTTTTTAACTCAGGGTCAAATTGTTCCAATTCACTAACAGAAATATTGCTGGTTTCGCCGCTATGCCATAGCACGGAAGCGTAATCACCTGTAACTGATTGCACTTCCCCGATTAACCCGGGTACTTTAAGGGCTTTAACTTTTTCGCCCTGTTTAAATTCGATAGTTAGCATCGATCCAGAGGAGGCGATCGATTGCGGCTCCAGCAACTCTTGGGTCAAGACTATTCCCCAGTCCTGCCCTACGGTTGCGGACAGTTCTTGTGCCGGACGCGATTCCCAGGGGTCTGTCCACCCCAAGGGCAGTGCGAAGGCTTTCTCCAAGATTTCCGGATTCAATACTTGTTTCTGGGATAGCGCTCCGACTTCTTTCAGCCACGCTTCCAATTTGGTCTGCCCAGGCTGTTTCGTACCATTCGGGCTTGACAGCGCTCCGGGCGACGGCAACAAGTAATACTCTTTCCCGTTTGAAGGGCGCTCCAAAGTCTGCTGAGGAAACACATTGCCATTCCGCATCAAACCCGCTTTGGTCCAGTCTGTGGAGCAATCGGGCGAAATAAGTACCGGGCTGATCTCCGGGTCGGAAGGGACAGCTAAGGATTCCGGGGACGTTTTCGAGGGCGAAGTATCGGGGCTTGAGAAGGTCGAGGATTCTAAGGATTCCGGGGATGCAGTCTCGCTCGTCGGCTGATCCTTTTCTGTCTCCCTGTAAGCTGAAGGGTTGGCAGGGTGGGGAACAGGTGATGAGATCGGGTCGGTTTCCCCATTTTTCCCACTTAAATCTGTGGATGTCTCCACACTGTTCGGCATCCGGGAATCGCTGTTCGAGGACTTCAATAATGTCCTTGTCGTTTTCGGCAACTCCAATGAGTCGGATTTTTCCGCGAAACAGTCCGGCAAGGGGGAATCCGCACCCGTAGCCGCTACAGAGGTCGAGTTGGGTAAGCATGGATTAGAGTTAGGATCAGATTTGGTTTTATGTTTTTCTGCGATTTTTTTGACTTCTGCCAAAGGAATCGCTTTTTCTTTGGCAAGCTTGATCGCTTCAAGTCTTGCCTCTTCGGGAGCGGCCGCTAACACATAGAGAGCGGTCTGGGAAAAATTCAAATCCGAAACATTTTCGGATTTAAAGGATTCGTAAACTCGGATGAAATTTTGGGCAGTTCTGTCAGACCACTCGAATTCAGCTTTTAACCAATTGCCGAAGTGTCCATGGCCTAAGCGAGCTTTGATTTCGCTGAGTTTCTGACCAATATCGAAAACGTCTTGGGCAGTCCGACGCATTAAAACCTTGATTTCCTGGGTTTTTTGCTGGACTACTATACGAGTCTCAGAATCAAGCTCTTGGTAATCAAAAAGGGTTAACTGAATGGTCATGGCAAAACCCTCAAAATAGTGAAGGTTTGCCCTTCATGGACTTCGTGAACTACGTGAGCGATGGAAAACGATTGCTTGTACTTAGACAACTCATAACCGTACTCAAGCCAGACAAGTCGGAAAAATAATTCTCTGTTTTGTTTGCCGATGCAGTAAATTGCTTGTAAATCGCCTTTTACGCCAGTTCTAGGGTTAATTTTTCGGATTTCCGAGAGCGATCGGACAATAGGTCTGACTTCGTAAGGAAAGCTCATAATTTCCCCCATTCGCGAATATTGATTAAATACCGATAGGAATCGCCGCGCTGGACTTGTTTCCAGTGGATTCCTTCTTTATAGGGGGATTGTTTTGGGAAAGCTTTCGCATCCTTAATCTTGATTCTCAGCCACTCATTAGAGAGGCTCAGTGCGACTGCGGCTTGGGAAAGCGGCACAAACTCCCTTACCTCTTGGTTTTCAACCATTAAGTCAATTCGTCGTTGCTGTTCGGCGATTGCTCGCTCGATCGCTTCGATTCTGTCTATCAAAGTTGGCATAAGCAGATGGTTTAATGTTCTTGTTTACTTATATTACTAACAACAGCACACTTTAGTCAATATTTTTATCTGTTTTTGGGAATACGGTTCAAACTTCATGAAGTTTGTTATCATTGCTGTAGGTACAGTTAGAGTAGTAGCCAATGAAAAACCAACGCAAAATCCGTTTACAGCAACTGTTAGAGTCTCTTGCTGTTAATTACGATTCTCGATCTGAGTTAGCCAAAGCGATGGGGATTCCAATTCAAGCCGTGGGAACGTATTTTCGAGGCGAATCTTTTCCGGATCACGAAAATTTAGCTAAAATTGCCAAGTTCTTAAATATTTCCGTTTTTCAGTTAGCGGCTCAGTTGGATGGGCGGGAACTGCCTACACCTCAATCACAACCAGAAAAAGCAGAAGATGTGATTCTCATTGCCGCTCAACTGCCTAATACAGAAAAACTGGCCTTGCTAAAATACCTAGTTAACACTTTGGAGTATGCCTAACGATGAATAACGAAAAACAGAAGCTTGACAGCATAATCGTGCGAATTGTGCTGATTTTTGTACTTGGATTTTTAGCCGTAGAAGCTTGGAAGAATGTTTTTGGCATTGCCCAAAACAATAGCTTTCCAGAATTAGAGAGAGGCGTAAGAGAAGCCGAAAGAAGAGCAAACGAATTGGATAAAGCCATTGAAGAAGCTAACCGAGACCGAACTCCTGACCCAAATCAATGAAACCCTTAAACGAGTAAAAATCCAAGTTAGGGGCGATCGCTTGTCATTGGTCGCCACTTTACCCGCAAAGGATGGCAGCGGCAAAAATAAACAACACAGGATATCTACAGGCTTACCAAACAATCTCGACGGCTTGCGAGTAGCCAAGGCCCGCGCTCAAAGATTAGAGAGCGACTTAAATCTGGAAAAGTTTAAATGGTCCGACTGGGCTGATCTACCCGATGATGGGGGAATACTGGTCAAAGATGCCCTGAAAAAATTTGAGGCATGGTACTGGGAAACCAGAGGCCGAACCGTAGGTCGAGAGGAGGCTTTCCGGGAGAATTACTTGAGATTTTTGAAAAAACTGCCAGAAAATAAGGCAGTCACCACCCAACTACTCCGAGAGGCTTTGGTAGCCTATCCTGCGGATACTTTCTACCGCAAGCGCGCCCATTTAGCCCTTGGGTTTTTTGCCCGCTATCTTAAAGTTCCACTGCCCGACGACTGGAAGATTCTTAAGGGCAAATACAAGCCAAAAAGCGATCGCTATGTTCCTAATGACGAGGAAATCGAAAGAATCTGGGAAAGCATCAACAATCCCAATTGGCGCTGGATATTTGGCATTCTTGCCACTTATGGACTGCGCCCTCATGAGTTGTTCCACATTGATCTTTCTAAGCTGCCAGTGATCAAGGTTGCCGAGGATACCAAATCAGGGGCGCGATCGGTTTATCCCGTGCCAGCCCATTGGCTCGAAAAATTTGACCTTGCCCATGGCAATCTCCCCAACTTTAATCTAGAGGGGGAACTCTCCAACACCTCTCTAGGTAATAAAATTTCTGTGGGATTCAAGCAAAGGAATCTCGGTGTGGTTCCCTACAGTCTTCGGGATGCCTACGCAGTCCGGTGCGCCGTCTTGGGGATAGATTCCAGCATTGCCGCTAAGTGGATGGGTCACAGCATTGATATTCACGTCAATCATTATCAGAAATATATTGATGAGATTGCCATGCACAGAATCTGGTCTAGTCTGTGACAGTTGAGAGAGTGTCACAGTTTAACCCCTACGATATGGAATTGGGGGATATATTAAAAGTATGGACAAATAGGACAAATAGGAGATCAAAATGAACACGCTAGAAACAAAGTTAAACCACTTAAACGCTCAATTACGAGTCGCTCGTGGCACTCGTGCTAAAGCCAAATTAGTGATTAAAATTTTAGCAGTAGAAGCCGCCATTGAAGCAATTCAGCAAAAAGCTATAGTTATTGTAGCCGTCAAAAAAAGACAGCCTAAAACTCGTACTGTTTACCGTCAGCTTGAATTAAAACTTGAAAATGCACCGATTAAACCTATTAGCATCGAATCCGTTAAAATTAAAGCGCGTGTCAAATTCCCAGAAATTAACAAAAATAACACTATTGAGGAATATTTAAAGCAATATCATTGCGATACTACAACTGTGATTATTACGGAAAAAATTATTTTATCCGATCAGCATTTTGAAGAATTTAAGCACTCGCTTTTATCTAGTTACGACTGGTTAAAAGGTAAAGGAGGCGAAAAAAACTGTCTGCTTGTTACTTCCCCATCTGGTAATCCAATTGTAGTCGATCCTCAAGGATTTGATTATGCTCGATATGTAGGATTTATTCGCAAAAATAGCTTGTAATTCAGTAAACAATCATTAATAGGAGTAAAACAATGGTAAATGAAAAAATGCTAATAGGTCGTAATGATTTATTAGAAGAGTCAAGAAAACACACAAAAGTTAGAATAGCGTGGCGTTATTTCAAAGTTGAACTGGCAGAATATATAGATCGTGAAAAAGAATTATCTGGACACGGAGAGTGGTTTGATAATAGCGAAATAGCTAATCTTGAAGCTTGGGTTCGTAAAATGAATGAGAAATCTGACGACATATTCCATTATCTTCAATTTTGTCAGAAATAGCTTGTAATTATGCTCCCTAAAATTACACCAAGACAAGCCCACATTTATCGGGTGTGGGCTGATCATTACGGGATTCTTCCGCTTCCCCTTACCGAAAAACATCGGCTTTATCGGTACAAGTGCAGTAAAAAATTAGCCGAAAAATTAGGCGTACAACAAGAGAGCGTGCGTCGCGCCGTTTATAAGGTTTATCGATGTTTGGAATTGGGAAAGTCGCTCCCCCCAGAGGGAAAACATTGCCCTAAATGCCATAGCCAAAATATTTATCCAATGCCCAATACTAAGGCAGGAAATCAGCAATTTTACTGCCTTGATTGCCATCATAAGTTTGTCTGGTTTGAATAATTTGATATAACTTGAGTTTACAGGAGTACACAAAATGCTTGACAAAAACAACAAAAACGTTGAACAAGTTCTTTTAATTGTTAAAGACAAAGGTTATTTAACTCTAGAAGACATTATGCAATTAACAGAACAAGATGCAAAGTTTTTAGAGAATTTTGCTCGTTTTTTAAACAAAACGCCAGAAACAGTAAGAATCGAAGCATCAAAACACCAAATTTTATCAAAACAGTTGTTTAAATTTATACTATAATAAACCTGAGTTTACAGGTTCTAAGTTTATGGATATTAATCGCGCAATGAGAGTTCAAGACAAATTTCTTGATTTACCTGATGAAGCTAAGAAATACGTCAATGATTTAGTAAATGAAGCAAAACAAAATCCTAAATCAACGGTTTTGAAAGATTTTTATTATAAAACCATCAAGAATGGCAAGATGAATTTATTGTTAAGCAACATACAAAAACCAATTAAAAAACGTAATTGGTTGGATCAGCTTAAATTCAATATAGCAACAAGTATGTTTTTAATAGTAACAGGTATTTTTATCCCTAAATGTCTTCGAGAAAACTGGGATCTTTTTATGTTGTCTGTGGCAATAGCTTCAAACTTTTTAGTGGAAGGTAGCTACGATGAAAGATACAAACCAATTTGATATAATAAACCTGAGTTTATAGGTTGCAAGCTTTGCGTATCTCGGAGCGCAAAGCTTATTTTTGATAAAACTTAGTAATTCTTTCTAAATCTTCAATAGCTTCATCTAACCCTTCAGCAGGTAAATATTTAATCAAGAGCAACAACTTAACCAACTTTTCTTTTATTTCTTCTTTATTCATAAAAAAAACTCCCAGAATTGCTTCTGAGAATTACAAGGGTCTAGGAAATATTAACTATAATATCACAAAATAATGACCGCAGAAATTTTAATTAGTGCCGCTATTAGCCTAGCCTTAACTGGTGTTTCGGCACTTTTGCAACCAAGTCGAAACGAAAAAGTACAACAGGGAAAAATAGATAATTTTACCGAGCCACGGGGTAGCTACGGTGACATTATTTCCGACGTTTGGGGATTGGGGAGAGTATCAGGGATTTTAATCTTTGGTACTTTTCCCCCAGAGGAAGTCGTTACCACCGAGACTCAAACTCAGGGAAAGGGACCGCGCAATTCTACAACTACGGAAACTTACACTTATTTTGGCAATTTTGCTTTTTTACTTTGCACTAAATCCACAGAAGTCAAAGAAATTCGCTTTAATTCCAAGCTAGTTTACAAGGATGGAGTCACCGACCCGATTATTAGTTCTGGGGGCGGATCAATTCGGGTTTACAATGGTAGCGACACTCAAACCGTGGACTCGCTTTTATCTGCCGAATTAGGCGATGCTGCCCTCGCTTACCGTGGGCGAACCTATATCGTTTGCGAAGGGATTCCTTTAGAAGAATTTGGTAACTCCTATCCCCAATGTTCTGCCATTGTCCGCAATGGTAGCCCTAAATTATCTGAGGTAATCTCCAATATTTGCCTACAATCATCAGATTTAGTATCTGATGACATTGAGGTATCTGAATTAACTAGCATCGACGTTCGCGGGTTCCAGACTAATTCTGAAGGAACTATCGCCGAAAAACTGCAAGCTTTGCAAAAAATCCACTTTTTCGACTTAATTGACACCGGCTCAACCCTGCGATTTCAGACGCAATTTCGCCCTACTGCCAGTGCCTCTATTCCAGTGGCATTAATGGGAGCGCACGAAGAGAACGGCGAACGACCCCGACCGTGGCGAGAAAGCCGGCCAGATTTAACCCAATTACCATCACGGGTTGAGGTCAAATTTCTAGATGTCGATCGCAACCTAGAACCTAATGTAATCCAATCGGTAATTTTTCCAGATGCAGACCATACCCGCGTAGAAAGTATTGATTTCACTGGCGCTCTAAGCACTTCAGAAGCTAAAGCAATAGCCGATCGCACTCTTTGGAGAATCTGGACAAGCGCACGAACTCAAGAATTTTCCTTACCTCCGAGATATGCCAACTTGGAAGCCGGGGACGTGATCGAGGTGGAATTGTACGGTAGCGAATCGCAACAATTGCAGATAGAATCTCTTAGCTATGGCGCTAACCACCTTTTACAGATAAAAACTAAAGCCTACAATCCCCTAATCTACGGATGGTCCGAAACCAATTCCGCCCCCGACGACCCCGACAACCCCTCTCCCCCTCCCCTCCCCCCTACCCCCCCCAGAGATACCCCGCTCCCGATTGTTTCGCCCACAACTCTAAGGGTGCTGGATATTCCCCTTGCCTACCCCACCGATGTGCCGGGGATTTATGCCTTTGCTGATGGCGATGCCAATTGGAGAAACGCAAGCCTTTATCTGTCCCGCGATTTGGGCGTGACCTACGATTTTGTTGCAAATTTTATCACTCGCTCTTTCTTTTGAACTGCTCAAACCATTTTTAATGGTACAGCCGTAGATATCCGCGTCCCTTTTCACGCCTCTCTCGCTTCTATCTCTGAGGCTTTATTCCTAGAAGGCAAAAACCGCGCCTTGCTTGGTAATGAGATTTTAGACTTTCAGAATGCCAGTTTAACCGGTAATCAGGGAACTGACAGAATCTACCAGCTAACCGCTCCCTTTACCCGTGGCCTTAGTGGCACTCCCCAGATCCACGCCGCTAACGAAAATTTTTATCTTCTCTCTGGGTACAAACTCAATCTTCCTGCTCAAAGATCAGACATTGGGAAAACCTTTTACTTTAAAGCCGTAAGTCCCGGCCAAGCTCTTGCTGATGTAGCCCCCGTGATTTTGCTTTTTCAGGGAAAAGCTTTTCAGGTGGTGATTAATGATTTTTCCCCTCGACAAGGGGCGATCGGAACCACCGTGACAATCACTGGACTGGGATTCACCGGAGCCACGGCCGTCAGCTTTAATAATGTCCCCGCTCAAAGCTTTACCGTAATCAATGACACCACAATCACCGCCGTAGTGGCCACCGGAACCACTACGGGCAAAATTCGAGTCACGGCTCCTTTGGGGGTCGGGATCAGCGCAGTTGATTTTACGATTATTAACGATGCGTCGATGCTATCAATTCAAGATGAGGGGAATTTAGTAGGCGCAAGACCTACTCTCAACTTTATCGGTCCGAATGTC